ATGCACTGCGAGAGCGCTTTGTTAAGAAAATATAGGATGATCGTTTTAATGACGCATTGCAGTATGTTTATAAAGCGTTTAGAGAACAGCAACAACGTATGCAAACTCCAATGGGTGAAGAATTTGAAAGTTGGGCCAACGAACTAGCAGAAGATTCGTTTGAAAGTGAAGATGAGGAACGTCTAGCTATAGATAAGATAATGGAAAAGACGCTGGCAGTTGGTCAAGATGGTGTTGATGCTCAACACGCTATAGCCGAACTGTTTGACGACGACAGCCTACAATCTGAACTAACTAAGCTAGCTAACCAATATGGCCCAGATGCCGATGCTCGACAGACTATTCTGGATTGGATGAAACAAAACGGAATGAGTATTGTGGCTTCAGAAGTTGAAGAAAAGCTAGCTGCCCAAACTGCACCTGCACAACAGACCGCAGCAGTGCCGGCTGAGCCACCAGTACAGCCAACGGCCGCAACGACTACAGATGAAGTCCCTACTAACGAATCGTTGGCATTGATTAAACGTCTAGCTGGTTTGGTAAAATAATTCTAAATTATCATTGACAGGCATAAATACAATAGCACATAATACAAGTTATGTGCTAAGACACATTCATTATGGCACATTTTATTAAGGAGAAACATTATGGCTATGACATTGGCAGAAATTCGTGCAAAACTACAAGCTAACGAAAACCGCGGCAGCGGCAAATCACAAGGTGGTGGCGACAACGCCATTTACGCACACTGGAATATCCCAGAAAACACTACAGCTCGCGTCCGATTCCTTCCTGACGCAGACACTAAAAACTCTTTCTTCTGGATTGAACGAGCAATGATTCGTTTGCCTTTTGCTGGCATCAAAGGCCAAGCAGATAGCAAGCCTGTTGTTGTTCAAGTACCTTGCGTAGAAATGTGGGGAGAGGCATGTCCTATCCTTGCAGAAGTACGCACCTGGTTCAAAGATCCTAACCTAGAGGAAATGGGTCGTAAGTACTGGAAAAAGCGTAGTTACTTGTTCCAAGGCTTTGTACGTGATAATCCTCTTAGCGACGATAAAACCCCAGAAAATCCTATTCGTCGATTCATTATTAGTCCTCAGATCTTTAACTTGATCAAGAACGCACTAATGGATCCCGAAATGGAAAACTTGCCTACCGACTATCAAGCAGGCCTTGATTTTAACATCAAGAAAACCAGCAAAGGTGGTTACGCTGATTACAACACCTCTACTTGGGCACGTAAAGAATCTGCTCTAACCGCAGATGAAGCAGCCGCAGTTGAACAGCACGGTCTGTACAACTTGAGCGACTTCTTGCCTAAGAAGCCAACCGACGTTGAGCTAAAGGTTATTAAGGAAATGTTCGAAGCATCTGTCGACGGACAACCTTACGACCCAGATCGTTGGGCCAACTACTACAAGCCAGCTGGTTTCCAGGGCGGTAATGGCAGCACAGGCGATGAAGCTCCTGCGGCAAAACCCGTAGCACAAGCTGCACCACGTGTAGCTCCTGCGGCAGCACCAGTAGCAGAAGATCCTCCATTTGATCTTGAGGAAGCTCCTGCTCCTACTGCACCCGTAGCCACTCCGGCAGCTGGTGCAAGTGGAAAGCGTGCCGAAGACATTCTAGCAATGATTCGCAACCGCCAGAAGCAATAAAGCCAACAGGCCAAGCACGAAGATATAGATCGGCAGAAAGATAAACTGCGTCAGATCACGTGCTTGGCTTTATTTTAGTTATTTGCTATGCCAGCTAAGATTTGTAAAGAATATCGAGACGCACTAAGCACAGGGGAGTTAACATACTTTACCGGAAAGCCGTGTAAGTACGGTCATATTTCCCCGAGGAGGACATCAAATCAAATATGTGTACAGTGCGCCAAAGAAATTCATTCTGTAACAGATCGAGATAATTACCGATATAAAAATACTTTTCGGAGACAGTTTGCATCAAGGAAACAATCCGCATTGCGAGCGGGCATTCCTTTTACAATTGACTTTGAAAATATTGATAAACCCGAGTATTGCCCTGTCTTAGGAATTAAATTAAACTATGGATGGAGTGGCGAAGGAAATAGGGACGATGCTAAAGCTACTATAGACAAGGTAATACCCAATCTTGGTTATGTTCCTGGTAATGTCTTTGTTATCAGCTGGCGAGCAAACAAACTTAAAAATAACATGTCGTTAGACGAATTGGAAAAAATCATGAATTATATAAAGGAAAAGACAAATGCCCAAACCATTTGATGTTTCAAAGTTCCGTAAAACAATTACAAAAAGTATCGATGGCCTAAGTATTGGCTTTCGCGATCCAGATACATGGATCTCAACAAACAATTATGCTCTTAACTATCTAATTTCCGGAGACTTTAACAAAGGAGTCCCGCTAGGTAAAGTTACAGTGTTCGCCGGTGAATCTGGAGCAGGCAAATCTTATATTTGTTCAGGTAACTTAGTTAAGAATGCACAAGAACAAGGTATCTATGTTATCCTTGTTGACACTGAAAATGCTCTTGACGAAGCATGGCTTAAAGCATTGGGTGTAGACACCAGTGAAGACAAGCTTCTAAAGCTTAACGTTGCTATGATCGACGACGTTGCAAAACTGATCAGCGACTTCGTTAAAGAGTATAAAACATTACCTGAAGACCAGCGTCCTAAGGTAATGTTTGTTCTTGACAGTCTTGGCATGATGCTAACACCAACTGATGTTAACCAGTTTGAAGCAGGTGACATGAAAGGTGACATGGGACGTAAGCCCAAAGCACTTACAGCTCTTGTTCGTAACTGCGTAAACATGATCGGTGATCTAAACATCGGTTTAGTTGCAACCAACCACACATACGCTTCGCAAGATATGTTTGACCCCGATGACAAGATTTCTGGTGGTCAGGGTTTTATCTACGCAAGCTCTATTGTTGTTGCTATGCGTAAGCTCAAACTCAAAGAAGATGAGGACGGTAACAAAATTTCAGACGTTAAAGGTATTCGTGCTGCATGTAAAATCATGAAAACACGCTATGCTAAACCATTTGAAAGCGTACAGGTTAAGATTCCGTATGAGACCGGCATGAACCCTTACAGCGGGCTAACTGACCTCATTGAAGCCAAAGGCCTGTTAAAGAAAGAAGGCAATAGCTTAGTCTACACAACCAGCGATGGGGAAATTATTAAACAGTTCCGCAAAGCTTGGGAACGTAATGACGATGGCAGTCTTGACAAGGTTATGGCAGATATTACTGCAAATCCTCATAAATTCGACAAGAAAGCTGGGTTAGAAGAAGCTCCAGCAATCGAAGAAGCAGTTGAGTAATGAAGTATTGCCAACAGGTTGACCTCAAAATCGAGCACGATTGGGGTCAAACTAAAAAGGTATCTAAAAACTTAATCGGATTAGAATCCCGTGCAGAGACCAAGTCAATGTACGGGAATTCTGAGCATTTAACAATTGGCAACCTTGGCGTACTAAGTAAGCACGAACCGAGTGAATCTTGGTATAGGATAGCAAGTCCTGTTGTAAACAAAACCATGCCATGGTTAGCAAAAATGCTAGATTTGTTTGCTGAACTAAAGCCAGACGATGGTGCAATTAGTTTTATGTGCGGTAGCGGTGCTGAGCACATCGATTTGCCGCACATGCAATCGGCACTAAATTTCATATTTGACAACACAGATAACAATGCGTATACTTGGGTTGAATATGATGATCATTTTGAACAGTATCCTAGCATTATAAATACCGCATGGATACTAGATACACAGAAGCCGCACTGAATAACAAACACCGGCGAAAGATGGGCACTGAGTATTCACTTCAATACAGATTATCATATAGTTAAAAACTGGTTTGAACAACACCCTCAATTAATTTTTGGAAAGAGATGAAATGAGCATCGAAGTAGACGTATTAGTTGAAACATACACTACACTGAAACAGTATATCCCGCAAAAAGATCGTCAAGAAGCGGCCGATAACCTAATGAGCGTGATGATCGATTTGCTAAACGATCAAGACCTCAAAGAACTAGCAGGCACCGATGCTGCCCTTGGGCGAGCATTTAAAGAATATGCAGGCGAGTTCGAAGATGAAGAATATGACGACTACGAAGAATAACTATGTGGTATAATCGAGTTGTTGCAGACCTTAGTGAGATACCGGCGTTCATA